TACGCCAAAACGTTGCATCTTTGGTTTGTATGCTTTATTGCCTTGTGGCTTCTTACCATTTGTTTTCCCGCGTAGGGTTTGTCATCACTTCCGTGTGGCTTACCTTCCGCACTTGGTTGCTTCTATTTTATTGGACTTTGATAGAGGCACCTCGGCTTCTGTTGTCAGATCGAACATTCGTGCGAAATGCTTGAGATTGTCTTCTCTCCCCATACCAGATCGTGATGTTGTTGTCTTTGTCACTGGTAGTGAACTTGTGGCTGAGCAGATTATGCAAACCACAAATTTTTTTTGGGAGGGGGCGACATCTTTTCAGCATGCGTAATTGATGTATTTAGCACGTGCAGGAAGGTTTTTGCAGAAGGTGCCCGAGTCACCGAAACACCGTTGAAGCGCCCAAGTTCCGAGTTCGTTGATTCTGGGGCTGCGAAAATCTCCCTGCCATATACGCGGAGGATGCGTCGCCACATGTTCCGCCGTTTGAATTATTGTGCTGTTAGGGGATACGCTCCATTATGTATGGATACAAATGATCCGTTCACCATGGAGTGTGCCTTTAAACAGAGAGTGCTCCGTACCCTGCCTGTTCCTGAGGCGGGATTTTTGGAGGACTTTCGTGCATTTGTGAAGCGTTATTTGGCTGCAAATGTGCCACGAGTACGTGCTAAACCGTTCGAAGAGTGGCTGGAAAGCACTTCTTACAATACTGCCCGCAAGGATCAGTTGCGTAAAGCATACGCAGACCTGCGGGGTGGTGCTCCCACAAAGCACCAATGTTCTCACATCGACACGTTTGGGAAATCAGAGTTTTACATGTTGTGGAAGCACCTTCGTATGATAAACTCTCGTTCCGACGCTTTTAAAGTGTGGTCAGGACCCCGCTTTAAAGCCATTGAAGATGTCGTTTATGCGTTATCAGGTGACATCCGTTTCATTAAACATACCCCAGTACCATTGAGGCCTGCACTCATTCGACAGATGAAAGTGGCTGGCCAGCACTATTTGCAAACAGATTTCACGGCGTTTGAAAGTCATTTCACTCCCGAGTTTCTGGATGTTTGTGAATGTGAATTGTATCGTTGGTGCTTGGCAGATGATCTTGAAGCGGAGTTGTTATGCTCAACGCTTATGGGAAGCAATCGCATGCGTACACGAAATGGCGTTCGTGCTTGCGTTCAAGGCAGGCGAATGTCAGGTGACATGTGTACTTCTCTTGGAAACGGCTTCACCAACATGATGCTTGCGCTTTATCTAGCAAATAAGCGCGGTGGTAAAATTCATGGCTATGTCGAAGGTGATGATGGTATATTTCCCTCCAGTGTCGTCCTAACCACTGAGGATTATGCTAAGTGTGGCTTTACCATCAAAATTGAAGAAGTGCCCGACCCTTGCAAGGCCTCATTCTCCGCATGATTTTCGCGGAATCTGGCGAGATCGTTAAGGACCCGTTCAAATTTATGCAAGGGTTTGGTTGGACCCAGTCTTTTGTTCAAGCTGGCCCGAAGATAATGGATGAGCTTTTACGTGCCAAGGCACTTTCTTGTGTTTATGAAACACCCCAATGTCCTATAGTTGGGGCCTTTGCACGGTATGCTTTAGCTAAGACCAGTTCAGTGCACCCACGTTTTGGCACAGAGTCGGCTCGCACTGATGGTTATCATCCACTTCCGGATGTCGCCCATGTCCCTGCGTTTTGTCCTTCCCCTGACACACGAGAGCTTTTCCGTGAGCTGTTTGGCATCACGGTTGAAGGTCAGATTTGCATTGAGGGTCTCGTGATGCAGGGTCGGTTTGACGAGGTTGCTCAATTGATCCCCGCTCATCCCGATGTTTTGCAGTATACGAAGATGTATGTGGTGGTTGATTAAGTGTGGCTCTTTAACTAGAGATTCTTTTAATCACGCCCTGTTTATATAGCACAGGTTAAACAACTGTTTGAGGTATGCGACCTCATAAATCGTACCGGGTTGGAGCTTGTTTGCCAATGTTGTGATATGTGGCCCTAACCAGACCATCCAAGTTGGCTTCCTG